TCCTGTATAGGGAGGGCATCATTGGTCGGCATGGTAAAGCATGGGCTGTGGTGTCTTATCAGCGGAGGGCAGTATTGGTCGGCATGGTAAAGCATGGGCTGTATTGTCTTATCGTTGCGAAATGACGTTTAAATAGGCTGATATACCCGAATGTATATCCCTCCTTTCTTTTTCTATCTTGTAGTTTTAAGTTAGTTTTAGTTAGCATGAGGCGGTGCTCCGGCGGAATTATGTAGAGGACCATCGTTTATTGCACAACTGTACCTGATTATTTTAATGGAACCGCAAGAACAACAAAAGAACGAAGTTATTTCGAGGGCAAAGGAGATCGATACTGGAGCAGTTCCACTACCGATGTCCAATGTCATCTTAGGATTACCTTATAAACCAGACCCGACCACTGTGGATAAAACCGGAGTGATGAGCAGGCCGTGGAGTTTCGCGGATCTTGTGTCTCAGAAGCGGATAGTTGCTGATTTGCATATTGATAATACGACCAATGGAAAAGTCTGGGAGTTTCATAACACCTGGATGAATGTCTTGAATACGATCTTTAAGACAACTGGTAGTACTGCTGGCGAGGAACATCTCCGCAATTTGTTCGGCTTAAAATCGTGGACGTTGAATTTCACGTTTCAATTTCGTTCAAATTTTCAGCAGGTTGGTCAACTAATAATCTTTTATACCAACATGCCGAGGTTGCTTAAGAATTACCATTCAGCAACCGATGTCACCGAAGATTATTACTCCAGTTACATGGTGCAGACACAGCTTCCGCATAGGAAAATTCCGATGGGCGAGGACCAAGATGTGGATGTCTCATTGAAATGGATTTCACCGCATGCTGCTGCTTTTGGTAGTGACATGTATGCTGATGGACAGACTGTCTATGATTATACAAGTTATTTGTATGACATGGGCACTTTGAGACTCCATGTGCCGTTTCCAATGGAGGTTGCGACAGGTGTTGACTCAGCAATGACAGTCCGTGTTTGGGCGTGGTTGTCTGACTTAACAACTGGAGCGTATAAACCATATGATTCTGTTTTATGAATGGACTCCCTACCACCGCAACTCAATTTACTAATTGGTACAGTGAGAACTTTGCTTCTTCTGGGATATCTTTCCTTGCAAGTGGCGGCGCAAATTGGGTCCCTGGCAGTAGCAGTGTTTCGTCCTCTGTTACGCCGAGTCGGGTACAACCTGCTAGACTCAATCAGGACTATGCCAGCTTCGCACAGTCATCTCCCGCTAACAATCAAGGATTTGACCCATGGGGAGTGAAGGACTCGCCAATTATTGATGATGACGAACGTGTTCAATCTAATTTGGAAACTGAGACAGAAATACCGAATGAAGCTGAGGAAGGGTTATCAGAGACTGTTGAGGCAGTTGGTGAGGTTACGACTGGAGTTGAGGCAGCTGAGGCGACCGCTGCGGTGTCCACTCCTTGGACCTTGCTGGCTATAGCCAATCAACAACTAGGCCAAGCAGTTAGTACAGCACATGTGTCAGGATTGCAACAGCAATCCTCGGCGGATTACACGGCCAATATGCAGTCTCACGGCTTGAATGTAGGTCTTAATGCAGATCTTATTCGTGAACAGCAGAGCCAGACCATTTCGAGGCAGCAGGCAGGAGGTTCTATTGGGTCTTTGCTTGGGCCCCTTGGAACGTTGATCGGACAGGCCATTGCCGGATATAACTCTGTGAACCAGGAGGATTTGAAAACAGCCGCTTCTTTCAACGGCTATATTAATCCCCAAATGAGTAACATCGTTGCTTCACAGACAACATCTGGTGATGCAGGACAAGCAACTCAGGTTGATAATGTCGACACAACAAATGCTTAGTTTTAACCCACCACGGCTAGTGAATGTGCCTCAACAGCCACCTCCACAAACCGTGAGTATGACCTTAGAACACTCCGGTGTTCCTGTTGACGAACCGCTTTTAGTTACGGATATCCCCCCTGATTTTCAGTGGATGGCCCAGCTACAACGTTATCATACCTCGTTTGTAGTATCTAAGAATAAGAATCCCAAGGATCCCTTGTGGCGTGACAATGTTCACACCATGATTGAGACTTCTGATGGTGATCCATACAAGATCATTCCATCATGGAATTTGTTACCAATGGTGACTTCCAGGTGGTGGAATGGGATTATCAGCTACAAACTCATTGCTATTAAGCCACCACGAGTTACTGGAAAATTGTTGATAAGGTACTCATTTGACCCACACGATGACTTCTCTGGTGACTCAGTTCGCCGTGGGATTTGCAAGGAGTGGGACCTCGGACAATCATCTGAGTGCGAATTTGATGTAGTTGCTACAAATACAATTCGTGCCCGACCCACATGGTTACCCTTGATACGATCTGGTAATGTTACTGGAGCCTACTGGCTGGACCAATATTTGCCATATCAAACATGGCATTATGGTTCACTCATGATAGAACTGGCCCAGCGAATTCAAGTTGGATCAATCTTTCCTGATTCTATACGGATATTGGTATTCAAATGTTTTAAAAATGCAGAGTTCTACCTGCCCACTGATGCGAGAGGAGATTCCCCGCATTTCTTGGCCACTGGAACTGTGCCTTCAGGTCGAAAGGTATGAACGCAGAGGAACCTATTCAATCTGTTGGGGCCAACCAAATAGTTGGAACTCAAGGAGATCCTTTGCAAGAACAACCACGAGTCCCCACTACAGCTATGCCACGCCAAATGTCATTTTCATCATTGATATATCAGTGGCAACCGATGGGCTTGAGAGTGGTTGTTAATTTGCCTTTTGTAGGAGATGACAAAGACTTTCTGTTTTATATACGTAATGGCCCTTTCATTCCTTACCCGTGCAAGTACCGAGACGACAGTATTTCGCAAGAGCCTGGCGTCAGTTTATATCCGGCCTGGGTCATGTCATATGGCCTGAATAATATGGCAGCAGTTTTTCTATTTAGTGACTCCTTTAGAGAGTATCCCGACTATAATGGAACAAAAAATTTTCCAATTACGTTGACTCAATATGATACTCCACCTATTATATCATCAATGGCCATGTCCTTTAGAAGATGGAGAGGTGCCATGCAATACCGCATTCGTGTTGTTGCTGGTTCCATTACTCAGGGTTATATCATTGTGACCCCGTTGAAGAACATCTTTGTGCCTATTGCCATCTATAACCAGTTTAAGTATCAACCGGCAATCCAGCGTCAGGATCACTCATATAAAGCATCTATGATGAACTCATATGGACTGGTTGATATAGCTATGATTAGGCACTCTGAAAT